TCTTCTTTCATTGTTGGCATTTTCAGCTCCTTTCAGCTTGATGGGTTTAGGCGTTATTCGGCCAGTTTGGACTTCAACTCGTAGCCCATGAGGGGCCACATCTTTTGAACAGCGTTGGCGCGGGCAATCTTGCGGCCGATCTCTGCGTCAAAGTTCTCTGGGCTGGCGCAGGCTGACTCACCTGTCACTGTGAATCCGTTTTCTAAGAGCAGCACGCAAAAGGTAAGGATGCCTAGAGGGCCGAGCACCTGACTTTCTGGTTTTGCGCAATAGACTTGGCCGTCTGCAATGTTGGCTCCAACAAAACCGTTGGCTGCTGTGAAGTAATACTCGTTGGCAATGTTCGCCTCAATGTCGGCCGGCGTAATGCGCGGGGCAGTCTTGCCCTTGGCGATGATTTCCTGCTCAATTTGTGCGTCGGTGGTCATGATCGCCCCTTAGATGAACGCACGAATGGCCAGCGGGTCGCCGACCACCTGCCCGATGATGTCCAGATCATTGAAGATCACGAACAGGGCGGACTCGCCGGTTTCCAGGGCAACTTCCCATCGGTCGCCGCCGTACTTGGCTACGCGCACGTAATCGCCGGGTTTGCACCAGCTGCCCTCGGGCCAGGACTCCATGCTGTTTCGGTTCTTGAAGGCAAGGGCGCCAACGGATACAACGCGGGCCACTTGCGTGTTCCACTTTTCCGTGTCGCGGGAGCCGTTGTCAAGAATGATGCCCGAGGCAGTCTTGGTCTTGGGGCTTCGAATCTGCACCAACACGCGACTTCCAAACGGGACGATGCCAGGCTCGGCATGGGGGAACGCCTCAATTAACGCTTCACTCATCTTCTGCTCCTTTCAGCAGTTGCGGGCAGCCAACACGGCCGCCCTCAAAAAATATTACAGACCCGTTTGATCACAGGTCTCGGTCGCCGTTTCGCTCTTCGTCCAGCATGTCGACCAGGGCTTTGATGGCTGCTTCGTATCCATTGACCATTCCCACCCGGTACCCATACTCAAAGGCGTCTCGGTTGACCGGGCGCTTGAGGGCTTCAAGCGCAAATTGCTGCTGCTCGGTCTTAAACCGGCCAAGCAGCTGTTCTTCAAATCCCATCAGCAAGGCGTCTTAGGCATGGACGGCGCGGCGGGCAGGGTCTGGCCCGTGACTGGCTGACCGGCTGCCATGCGGTGGTGCTGCTTGACCAGCGCGCCGGTCATCGGCACGGTGCCTTGGGTTGGTTTGTCGCTCATGAGGTGCTCCTTGTAAAAATTAACGGGTGCCCGGGTTGATGCCCGTGCCGGTGCTTACAGAAAACTTTTCGCCCGTGGCAATCTCTGCGGCCGCCAGGCGCATGGCTGTGGCGTTGTCTTCTTGGTTCATTTGCAAACGGGAGTCGATCTCGGCCTGGGTCCGCTCGTTTTCAGCGGTCTGGCGCAGCTGCTCAGCCTGGAAGTTCTCAGAGCGTGCGCGCTGCTTGTCGGCCAGGTTGGCGGCATCCATCTGGGCGTTAACCTGATCAACCTGAGCGGCTTGGGCTGCTTTTTGCTGATCAATCTGCAAGCGGCCGGCGTCGGACTGAGCGCGCTGATCCAGTGCGGCCTGTTGTATCTGGGCGCTCATCTGTGCGATCTGCATGCTGTTGTCAGGCGGCATCTGAGGCTGAGGAGCGTACTGCTCGGCCATCTTGTCAATCTGGGCAAGCTCTTGAGCGAACTGCGCGAGCTGCTGCTCAATGATCTGCTGGACCCGAATAATCACCTGAACCTGCTGCTGCGCGTCGTCCGTGATCAGCTTTTGTTCTTCCGCCCGTTGAACGGCCTCATGCGCTTGCGTAAGGTAGAAGTTGAGCAGGTGGTCCCGCAAGTGCTGCGCCATCGGGTACAAATAGGTCTTGACCACTGCCGGGTTCATACCAAACATCGGCGACTTTAAGAACGCCAGGTGCGTCTGGATGTGAGCCACGTGGTCCTGCTTTGGTAGCACGTACACGGGCCGGCTCATCGTCGCCGCCACGTTCTCGCTGACCGGGTCCACATCGTCCTGGCCAGGCTGAGGCTGCAGCACGTCGTCCGGGCTGAGCTTCAGGTTGCGCAGGAACATTTCCTCAACCTTGCGCGCGTCGTACATCTGCGGCAAAACAGCGGATCGCTGCAGCACGGCCTGGACCTGGGCGAAGCGCTGGGCCTCGCTGAAAATCGCTGGATCGCTAACTGGAATCACGTCCATCGGACCGTCAAAGTCTTCGGGCTTGATCTGCAGCCCAGACTCCATTTCCTCAATGTCCTCTTCGGTGAGGTATGCGCTGTTGATGCGGTGCAGAATCTTGAAAACACGCGACATGGAGCTGTGCAAGCGCGAGTGGATTGAGCTAAACACGACCATGCCCTGCTCAATCAGCGCCAGCGTTGTGCCCACAGGCGCGTTGGCGTTTTGGTCGCTCAGCTTTTCAAACGAGGTTTGCACAACGCCCTTGCCGGCATCAACCAAGAAGCCGAGCAGCTGGAACAGCGTCGGGCTTGGGCCATTGAACGGCAGCGGCATGGCCAGCTTGCGCACGTCGTCAACCAGTGCGCCGCCCTCAAGCTCCACAACCTCGGTCGGCTGCAGGTTGATCGTTTGACCGCCTGGACCGCCCTTGAGCTTAAGCAGCGTGGGAATATTCTGGATGTGGGCCGAGTCCAGTAAAGCGCGCAATGCGCCAGTGGCCGCGCCGGACAGGCCGCCAATCATGTGAGTCAGGCCAATCGGGTACGCGCCGCGCCAAGGGACGAACGGGAACTCAACAATCCAGTCCAGTTCCTTGCGGCGGCTGTCTTCAGCATCCCAGTTGCGGTACAAACCGCACGCTTGGCTGCTTGGCTTGTCAATGCTGATGATGTACGGCTCCATGCCGTCACCAAAATCAAGGTGTGTGTAAATCTCAAAGATCGTGCGCAGGCCGTCCTCATTGTAGGAAGATTCCTCGCGGCCTTCGATCTTGTTGTTTGCTTTGCTGGCCGCGCTGTAATCAACGTCGCCAGGTGAGCCCAAGTTGATGTCAATGTACATCCCTGCTTTGATGCGGCGGTTGAACTCGGCCTTGGTCACGTACTGCACATGCGTCTTGCGCTCGGCAGAGTAAAAGTTGGTGGCCGCAAACGGCAAGTAAATGTCGTCGATCGCGATGAACTCGGACGTCGGGCGTTTCCACTGCGGGGACCACATGAGCTTGAGGTACTGACCGCCGCCCAGCGGCAGCTGCGTGCTCAGCTGTTCGAGCTCGCCCCGGAACTCGCTCATCTGCTCGGTCGTCTGCCAGTTCATGAACTCAGACTTGCGGCGCGCCTTTTCCAGCTTCTTGGGGTCAACATTGCCGAGCACCTTGGACTTGACTGGGCCGCCAGGCGGGAAGATCTCCTTCATAACCCGGGCCGAAAAGTCAACGCAAGCCTCGACCAGCATCGGGTGCACGACTTTGTTGGCTCCGGCAAACTGTGCGCCGCCTGGAGCATCGTCGCCCAAGCCGGTGCGGCGCAGGCCCTCTTCGTAAAGTTTGTCGCGCTTTTGGCGGGCTTCTTTGTCGCGCTCGATTTTGTCAAGCAGGTCGGTCACAACATCGGAGAGGGTGGACTGGTCCACCTCGTCAACAATGTTTGCAAAGTGGGCCATCTTTTCGGCCACGTCTTTTTTGTTCTCAAAGCGAACGATTGCACCGCCGTCGTCTGTGTCCTCAACTTCCATGTCCTCATCTGGAAGAGACAGGTCTTCGGCGCGCTGCTCCTTGTCGCTTGGGTTTTCGTCGGTTCCGCCGTTCAAGAGTTGGTCGTCCATTGTGTTCAGCCTTGGTTTAGCGCGCGTTCATTGCGTGGAGCTCGCCCACAATGCTGTCGATTCTAGCCGGGTCAAAGTCGTCTGTGGGGAAATTCGCACCGGAGACTGCGCCGCCTTCGGCAAAGCCTGCTGAATTTGCTGCGCCATCAAGGTCAAAATCCGTTCGGATGCGGTTTATCACTTGGTCAATGCGCGCGGGGTCGTAGTCAACATAACCACCATCGGCAAAGCCCTCAACCGGTTTAGCCGGATACGCCAGCTCAATGATTTTATTTATATCGTCCTGATTTGTATATTCAGGCACGTCAATGCCCATATCCTGATATTTTTTTAGATCGCCCAGTCGATCTGATGTGAGGGTCAGTCCCGTGTTTTGCAGGTCGCCCACGAAGGGGCGGGAAAGGTCAACGGCTCCACCCTCCGCTCTGCTGATCCAGGGCTTGCCCGTGGTTTGCTTTTTTGTTGCTTGCTCAGCCATTTGATTCGCCATGTCCTCAAGCTCAGTCTGCGACCTGGCACGAGCGCCAAGCCGCGCACCCAAGGCGTTGTTGTGCATGTCTTGGTCGTAGTCCTTGGGCATTTTTCCCGCACCGATCAGCGCCTTAAAAGCGGCAATAGGTGAGGTCGTGTACTCATGCGCCCGACCCAGAAACTCAGCGGGGCCTACGCCGTATTTGCGCGCCAAGGTGCCCGCCGCCAACATGTGCCGAGCAGCATCGTTTTGGTCGTCCTGCCCGGCTTGACCGGGATACATATCCTCGGCCACAAAGCGGGCGTAAGGACTGATGGAGAAAATTGAGGGTGTATCTGAAGGCATAGGGTCACCACTTAACTTTGTTGGCCCAGTACGCCGCGCTCGACGGACCCTTGGCAATGTTTGCGCCGTGGCGCGCTTTGAATGAGTCGCGCTTGGTGGTGGTGGCGGCCGACTCGCCCTGCTTGGGCTTGCCCGCCGTCTTGGCGCCTTGCTCGCCAAAGCGGATCAGTTTTTCAGTGCCGTCAAAACAGGCCTTGACCACGTGCGATTTCTTTGGGTGGTCCGGCGTGCGCTTTGGGGCGTTGCACGCCATGTCGGCTTTGATGACGGGCTTGGTCATTTGAGTTTGCCTGCTTTTTGCTTTTGAGCGGCGCGCATGTTGTCGACTAGGTTTGGGTACGGACGATTGGCGCTTTCGGCTGCGCGCTTGGAGCTGGTCTTGGCGCCCGACGACAGCGGCTTTGGCTTGCTCATTGACTCGGGGCGCTTCTTGTCCCAGATGGGTTTGGGTGTCTTAGGCGGCATATGGATTGATCCTCGCTTTTTGCTGACGCGGAGCCCTTTCATCAGCGTCGCGCGCCTCTGGCAAGTCAAACCACCGCTCGTTTTTCAGGAAGATGATCGTCTGCGTGAAGGTGTCCACGTAGTCGTCATGCTCTGCGACGGGGAACTTTGCCAGCTGCTTGATGAACGACTGTGCCCAGCCTACGGGCTGGCCGGGGTTTTTTGAAGACTCCGGAATCCACAGCAGTCCAAGCTCCAACGTTGGCGCGGCTTGGTGGGCTCTTGACACCTTGTCCGCTTGACCAGGATTGTAGCCAATGGCTGGAACCTTGGCTAGGCGCAAGTCCTGCAGTAAGGACTGCCCGCTGGCTTTTGCCTCAACCAGGATGCGGTCGGGGCGCCGGCCCTTTGTTGGCATGCCGGCCTTGGGGCTGTTATCGGCCCCGTACTCGCTGGACCAGTCCTTAATCACCTTTGCGCGCAAGTCCGGGTACCCAAGGTGCTCGTCCCAGGCGTCAAGCAGCATCGCGTTGCGCAAGCCCCGGTGCGTGAACATCCCCCAGACGCTGCACGCGGTCGGGTCGCCGGTCGTGCGCTCGGTGAACGCGCAATCGTAAGACTGCAGGATGTACTCGAACTGCGGCAGGCGCGTGGCGGCCGGCCAGAACCCAAAGTGGTCGGTCTTCAGAATGCCCCCGCCAACCGGCGACGGGTCTTGTTGCAGCTGTCCGGACGCGCCGTAAGTGCCCAGCAGCTGCTTGAGCTTGGTCACCTCTTCAGGGCCAAAGCGCTCGGGGCAGATCAGCTCACCCTTTTCGGTGCGCGGGTCGTAGGGACCAAGCATGGTGCGGCGCTTCTTGCCGTCCCACTCGGCCGGAATGCAGACGTGCTCCCAGCCTCCGATGTCGTCGATGATGTGGCCGCTGATGTCCTTTTCATGCAGCCGCTGCATGACCGTCACCATCGCGTCGGTCTTCGGGTTGTTTAGCCGCGTGGACCAGACCTGGTCGAACCACACAAGGGCCGTTTCGCGCATCGCCTCGGACTGCGCGTCTTGTGCACCGTGGGGATCGTCCAGGATAAGGCGCGATCCGCCCTCGCCGGTGGCTGTGCCGCCGACGGAGGTGGCAAGGCGGTAACCGGTCTTGCCGTTTTCAAATCGCTGCTTGGCGTTTTGGTCGCCGGCCATGCTAAACATGTGCCCCCAGCGAGACTGGTACCACGGAGACTGGATCAGGCGACGGGCTTTCAAATTGTCGCGAATTGACAGCGTGCCCGAGTACGAGGCGGCCAAGAACTTTTGCTCAGGCTGGGCGATCCACTCCCAGGCGCACCAGGCCACGGATACGATGGTTGACTTTGAGTGCCGGGGCGGGATGTTGATAAGCAGACGGTGAATTTCCCCGCAGCTGACAGCCTCTAGGTGCTCGCAGATGGTCTCAATGTGCCAGCTTGGCACGAACGGCACGCCGGGCTCCATGACGTGCCAAGCCTGTTTGACAAACTCGTACAGGCTTGCTCCGGCCCTGCGCCGGGCCTGCTCCTTGGCAATCAAGTCCAGCATCACTGCCGGAGAAGCGCCGGAGCTCATCCCTTGTTGATCGCCTCGTGCAGCAAGCGCACGGCGTCGTGCTGGGCGTTGACCAGCCGCTGATCAGCGTGGCCCGTCTCACCCAGCGCCTCGGCCTGAGCCTGGCACTGCCGGGCAAAGGAGTCCAGCAGCTCAAGGATGCGGGCGCGCTCGTAAGCGACCATGGTCTCGCCGTGGGCGGCAACCAATTCTTCTGGGTACAGCGCCCGGAACCGGCCGTCATGGTCAAGCAGCGCAGGCAGGGGGGACTCGGGCAGGGTTGGTTTTTGTGTGGTCATTCGTCTTTGCCGTTTGCTTTTGACATTAACGCTTGCATTTGTTCAAGCTCGGAGTCGCTAAGGTTTTTAAAGTCAACGTTCGCTATTAAAATTGGTGAGCCGTTTTTACCGGTGTGCTCTAAGTGCTGCGTTTCGCGCCAGCCGAGCTGGGTCGCACCCCAGTACCGCATCATCCCGGAGTCGCCGGAAATAACCTTCTGGAAAATGCTTTTTGCCGCCTGCGCATTTGCCTTGGCCTTGCCTTTGAGCAGCTCGTCTTTGAAGTGCGCGCGCAGGGTGTCCAGGTTGATACCGTCCCGGATTAGGGCGGAAATGTGCTCTTGCGACAAGCCGTAGCCTGAAAGAGCC